CTCGGGAGCCTAGTTGGATGTGTTAACAGCATGTCCTTTATCCCTAAACCAAACGAAAGTGAGGAAAGTAGTTGTGCCGTTACGTGGTCCACTAAAGCGTTATACAGGAACTGGAAAGTTCCGTTTACGCCTCCACTGGTGTCGCATCTGCAAGTCCTACCAACGCGCGCAAGCGCACGGAAGGAGAAAGCATCATGCCAAACACCAATGAAAGTTCAGCTTCTTCTGTTATCCCTCCACATGGCGAAGTCCATGGTGGACGTCGCACCCTACCCGGTCGGGTAAGGGTTCGTCGTAGAGCAGGAATCAGCGGTCTGTATGACGTCTCACCGGTTACGGTGAAAGACGTCAAAGACCGAATTAAGAAGCGTCACCGCCGTCGCCATCGTAAGCGACGGCATAAATGTGGTGAAACTTTTGGACCTTTAAAGAGGAAAGTGGGCGAATACTCAGACCCTCCACAGGGTCAGAGTAAAAGCCGGTTCCGAGTAATTTCGGACCCACGATCTTCTGGCGTCCTCGGCGTCGTCAAACTGATTGACGTCCATGGAGGCGAGATTATTCGTGACACTATTCCTTTCCTCTCATACCCAAAGATTAAGAAGTGTTGGGACGAGGTTCATCCTTGGATCCAGACTTTTGATCTTTACTCACAAGGTGAAGGCGTGCCAACGGCTCGCTGTAATCGACTGAGGTATCGGGATGGAGGACCCTTCGCCCTCTACTCATGCGAGATTCCTGTATTCGAAACACAGGGATTGGGCAGCTACCATGGACGCGATTTTCGCGAATATGGTGGCTACTTGGCAGAGTATGACGGAGGATTCGTTCCGGCGAATTGGGACCATGGATTCACTGCTGAAGAGTTTCTCCAGGCAGGAACCGATGGTGCCACTTTGGGACTTGATTATATGTCCCCAGCTGCTTACGGACCCGAAGCTTGGAATAAATTCAAGCCTCGCACGCAAGCTTTTGATGCTATGCAGTTTCTCTTTGACGATGTCAAAGACCTGCCTCAGCAACTTGCGACCACCGCAGAACTCATGCGCAACTCTTATACTGGCTTCCTTTCGAGGAGTGCCAGTCGGAGTGAGCGCAGAGCTGCTCGTAACCTTGTATTGATGCCAGGTTCTCTGGCTAATCAGTACCTTAATTACGAGTTTGGGTGGGCCCCTTTCATCGGTGACCTGCAGAAACTGCACCGTGCCTATTCAGAGATGAATAAACGCATGGCGCAGCTACGGCGGGATAACAACCGATGGATTCATCGGGGTGGGTCCGTTCTTGATATCCGGGAGCGTTCCCCAGTTACTACAGTTTCTGACTTTGCGGGAGTGGTTTATCCACCCCTCACGTCAGATTACTATAGTCCTGGACCAGGAGGTGCTTACGTTACTAGTCACTTATACACAGAGACTGAGAAGTCCGTGTGGTTCAGTGGTAACTTCAAGTACCATGTTCCCGGCTTCACCTCTCCTAAGACGCACGCAGACGCGTACGAAACTATGGGAGAATTAGTCCATTATTATGGACTCGGCATATCGCCGCAGGTGATTTGGGAGTTAACTCCTTGGACTTGGTTGGTTGATTGGTTCAGCAATGTTGGTGAGAACGTTTCAAACCTCTCATCCATGTTGACTGATCAGCTAGTCAGTCGTGAGGCCTACGTTATGTGCCACTCCAAAGTGAGAGTGGTCAACGATTCGACCATCTATCTTAACGGTGGTCCCGTCAAGTGTTTCTGGTATCAAAACGTTGAGACTAAGAAGCGCACGCAGGCTAGTCCGTTTGGTTTTGGGTTGACGGGTGATGATCTTTCAGCCCGTCAGCTAGCAATTCTGGCGTCGTTGTTTGGTGTTCGATCCAGACCGGCTCCAGGGTTAACTGGTGGTCCTCGGTGAACGTTGTGCAACAACAGGAGTTGTGCAGCAATGGCCATTAGTTTCTATCCTGTTGACTTTTAGGAGGTCAACCAATGGCATTCGCAGATCCGCAATCAGTGACTATAGCTGATCTTAACGGTGGTGCTGCTATCAGCTTACCACGCGTTCAAGATGAAGCTTTAAGATCGGTTTACCGTTCCAATGATGGAAATGTGTTACTAACAATATCACATATCCCGAAGGGGACACCTGGTACCGTTAATTTCCGAATCTCGTCTATGATCAGGCTAGACACGAAAGTGCTAGCTACTGATCCTCTGAACGCGGAGCGGAGCGTGTACCTTACCGATTCCGTATGGGCTGTCGTCGATAGGCCCGACGTGGGCTTTACCGTCGCACAGCACGTAGCGAGAATGACAGCATTGGTAACGCTGTTGTCTGCTTCGACGTATGCTGCGGTCACTAAACTTGCTGGTCAGGAGCATTAATGTTCCTGCCGCAAATCATTTGGTACCTTAGCGCGGCGTCGCGTCGCTGATTGCGAGCTTCGGCTTTGCTGCGGCCGTTGGTTTGACTATGACCTCCCAAGTCGGGAGACATAGTGAAAAGCAACGAAAGTGACCTGCTGAAGTTGGCACAATTCGTCTATCAAGACGCATGTGCTAGGTGTACTGTTAACATCTCCGATTTACGTGACCTTCAGACCATGAAGGCACGAGTCAAATATCAAGGATTGTCGTTTCTGACAATTACCCTACCTAACTTCGCTAAAGACTTCCAACGAAGCTTGGCGATAGGGTGGATCGACTCAACATCCTTCCGTTCGTTTAGGAAGAATGGAGCAATTCCTGCATTCTTGCAAGGTATGCTCAGTCGGATATTTGACGTGGAGAGTGGAGGACTCTATAGTGAATACCCCAAGCCGCTTTATGAAACAGCGGAGATTGTTGCAGCGGTCAGGCAGTTCTGCCTTACGTTCAACAAGATCTTGCTGCCATGTACTCCCGCGAGGGAGTACATCGCGGTTGAAGGTTTTGCTCAGATTGAGCGCGATCTTCAAAGTTTTGAACCAGGACCTAGCGAGGCTGCTAGTTTTGCTAGCGTATCTCGCGTACTATGGACTACTGTTCTATCTGGTTTTCAACCAGCTATGGCAGTTTGTTCCCATGGTCCCGGTGCCACTGTCGAAGGTATTGAGGGAAACCAAAAGTACCGTTGGCAATTCTGGCACGAACGTCTCGAACCTTACTTCCCTTTTCTAGACAACGGGTACTCTGTATCCGCGGCCTGTGAAGAGGAGTTCGAATCGGTTGCGTTCGTTCCCTCGAGCCAGGAGTCACCTGTCAAGGTGACTCTTGTCCCTAAGACTTTGAAGAGTCCTCGAGTTATAGCTATTGAACCAGTCTGCATGCAGTATGTGCAGCAAGGGATACGATCAGAGCTTTATCGCCTGATCGGTGTTTCTGATATCGCAGGAGGTCACGTGAACTTCACGGATCAATCCACGAATCAGGACCTAGCTCTAACTGCGTCGCGAGACGGGCGGTTGGCAACAATCGACTTGTCTGAAGCGTCAGACCGTGTTCCACACGATTTGGCGATGCGCATGTTTGATTGCAATCCGCTTCTTGCGGAGGCTATCGAAGCATGTCGATCGACGCATGCAAAACTGCCTGATGGTCGCGTCTTAGGACCGTTGCGTAAGTTTGCATCGATGGGGAGCGCTTTGTGTTTTCCCGTTGAAGCCATGTATTTTTACACTCTATGTGTATTGGCTCGACTCGAGATTCACAATCTTCCACCATCATGGGCTAACTGTAAAAAGTTAAGCCGTGATGTTTACGTCTATGGGGACGACATCGTCGTACCCGCAGACGAGACAGTTTCTATCCTTGATTACCTGCGTAAATACAACTGCAAGGTAAATACCCACAAGACATATTGGCACGGGTTTTTCCGTGAGTCTTGTGGTGTAGACGCTTATGACGGTGTGGAGGTAACTCCAACATATATCCGTCGCTTACGTCCTAAGGATAGGCGGCAACATGCAGAAATTATCTCGTGGGTCGAAACAGCAAATTCCTTTTATAGGAAAGGCTGTTGGCGAACTGCTCAATACATGTTCGACATGGTTGAGCGCGTCACGGGGCCTCTGCCCTATGTCGCTGTAGATAGCTCTGCTGTTGGGCGTTTCTCGTATCTGGGATATGTCTCGGTCCAGAGATGGAACGAGAAGTATCAGCGCTTTGAAGTAAATGCGCTAGTCCCGGAACCAGTACATCGCACTGATGTCCTGGACGGTTACGCAGCTCTTCAGAAATGCTTATCCGTCCCGAAAGGACGGCCAAGTACAGTAGGGGTTACTTGGGACCCGCTGCACGATCCATTCGGCTTTGAGCCGAAGGATGAGCATCATTTAGAGCGTTCCGCACGACACGGTGTCGTAGCACTAAAACGCCGTTGGGTACCGGCCCAAAGCCGGATCTGAGGTCAAACCTCAAGAGGAGAACACCACGTTGGCAAACCCAGGTTGTGG